TCGGCACTTCTGGCTCCGGCAAGTCCACGCTACTGAATATGATGGGCGGCTTGGATACACCGACTTCCGGCAGTATCAAAGTGAAAGGAAAAGAATTATCCAAATTCAAAGATGAACAGCTTACGATCTTTCGTAGACGCAATATCGGCTTCATTTTCCAGAATTACAACCTCGTTCCTGTCCTAAATGTCTATGAAAATATTGTCCTGCCAGTAGAGCTGGACGGTGATACCGTGGACAAACGGTTTATGAGCGAAGTTGTCAGGCTGCTGGCTCTTGATGGGAAGCTCAACAGTATGCCGAACAATCTTTCCGGCGGCCAGCAGCAGCGTGTGGCTATCGCCCGCGCCCTTGTTTCCAAACCTGCTATTGTTCTGGCGGATGAACCCACAGGTAGGGCAAAGTTAGTAGCATAAGAATCACAAAAAAATAATACGTATATTCTTCTCATGGTCAATGCGGATTTCCTTAATGATTGACCGCCACAATTCCCGCCGTTCCGGTACTGAGAAAGAATGGTACATGCTTTCAAAATTTGTTTTCAGAAAATTCCTCAGATAGTTTAAATCCTTGACCGGACGGGAATCTTCCGCATCAAGTTTCTCCAGCTGCAGGAGCAGCTTTTCCCGATCCAGTTTATATTCATCCATAGTCAGGAGATCATTCAGATACAGATCCTTTAATTTCTGAAGCTTGCTTTCAATGCCCCGGCGTTTTGCGTCCGTCCGGACAGCCGGCATATTGGCTACCTCATATTCGGCTATGTATTTTTCCAGTTCTGGCCGGACACGGTCCAGCATCATTGATTCAAGGGTGGATTCATACGCTATTTTGCGGTTGGGGCACCTGTGGAGGTTCACACCCTGCCTGCAGCGGTAACCGTTATATTTATAAACGATCTTGGTCCCGTCTGACCGGGTATATCCACAACTCTGTTGGAATCCGCTCATGACATGGTCACAGTCAGAGCATACAATGAGGCCGCCGAATATGTAATCGTGTTTTTTCCCGTCCTTTATGTTGATCTTAAGGAGCCTCTGGACATCGTCAAACAGTTCGCGGTCAATGACCGCGGGGCAGTATGCTTTATTGTTCCGGAATTCACCGATATATTTCGTATTTGTCAGCATTTTTTTTAAGCTGGCAGCAGACCTTACAAGCCCAAACTCTGATTCCATGTACCGGAGAGTCTTGCTCAGGTTGCCGCTTTTGCGGTAGAACCGGAAGATGGCAACGGCAGCAGGCGCATCTTCATCCGGCAGCAGGTGCTTATTCTTTATGGAATATCCAAGAGGGGTCGAACCGGAAAGAACCTCCCCGTTGTCAACCTTATCCTCAAACACACCAAGGATCCTGTCGGAATCGTTCTGCGCTTCCAGCTCCGCCCAGATCATGGAATTGTTCACGAATGCCCGCCCGTGCGGCGTGGACGTGTCAAAATAAGGCTGTTCTATGGCAGTCCACGAAACGCCGTGCCTGTCAAGGATGTCCTGGGTATTCAGGTAATGACGGAGGTTCCGGAACCAGCGGTCAAGGCGCGTGAAGACCACAAGGTCGATCCGCCCCGAACGGATATCGTCAAGGAGACGCTGGAAGTCGTCCCTTGCGAGTTTCTGGCCGGAGATACCATCATCTATGTAGGTATCGGCTAAAAGCATGTTGTCATGGGCGTCTATGTATTTCTGCCCGGTAGCCAGCTGGTCACGCATGGAATCGCCTTCTTTTGCCTGCCTGTCAGTGGAGACGCGGATATAGATTGCGGTGCGGAGAAGGATTTTCTCATTGGTTTTCGTTACGGTAGTTTTACGTTTCATCTTATCAGCTCCTTATAAAAAAGTATAAAAATAAAACCTATGCAAAAGCACGGTTTTGTGATAAAATGAAACTTGTTACGGAGTCATTTTATCACCGCGCTTTTGCGGGGATGGAATACTGCTCATGGACGGTCACTGTTGGCGCGGTGGCCGTCCGTATTTTTTTGCAGGGCTTTCCGTTGCGACGTCGCAACGGGCATGATATAATCGTACTGTTACTGCCCCTATACCGGTACAGGAAGGGGGGTGTTCCGCATGGAAATATTACTATCCTTTACTGTTTCCGTGATGGCCGGTGTAGTTGCCTACTACCTGTGCAAGTGGTTAGACGGAGATGAATAGTCGGTAACCTAACCCAAACGGTTGACTTCTCCGAAAAAGAAGGAGAACCCCCGAAAGTACTCGCAATACTTCCGGGGGTTCGTCCTTTTTGTGTACCACATGGATACTACTATCCTTTTGCCTAACGGCATTATAGCATATGCAGGAATGGTTTGCAATATCCCCGGAATTTATTATTGAATTTCTTCTATTTCTCCAGTATCAATATTAACATGATATTCTTTAAGGAGCACGCCGGAGCAAGCTAACTTGGCATCATGCTCTTCTTTGTCTACATATTCCATAATAGAAACATCCAAAAGATTTCCCATGACAGTTATTCTGGTAGTAGTGTTTAAAGTAAAATTGATAATAATATGAATTTCACTGTCCGATTCAAAGTAGTTGTTATAGTAATCTACAGCATATTCTTCAATGTTTATATTCTCTGCAATTCTTGCCAATCTCCAATTTCCTGTGACATCATTTTGGTATGTATCGCTGAACATTACATTAAATTCTAGAGGATTTTCGTCCTTGGGTTCAGATTCATCAGGGGGTATTTCTGATGAATTATTTTCGGATTCTTCAGACTCTTTTGGCTGATTGCTTTCATCAAATGAAGAAGGTTCATTTGATGTTTGTACAGCATTCTGTGAGTTAGTATTGTTTTCTCCATCATCATCACTAAATGCAGAACCTATAGCACCAAGGACGATCAATACTCCGAAAATAACAAGCCCTGTTTTTAAGCGACTGCCTTTTTCCTTTTCCTTTTTCATAAAAGACTTCCTCTTTTCTTTTGATATTTATTAAAACGCCGTAGCGTTTTAACCTGTTTTGACTTTCTTTTTGATATGCTTAGTTATAACCTATATATCTAAATAAGTTCTAAAACAGCAATAGAAGGCTCGAAGTAAATAATATAATTATCGCAAACGGTATATTGACCATATTTACTGTGATAACATTGAATAGCTTCATGAAGAAACTCTTCAGTGACACCAAGGTAATCTGCTGCATCAAATATATTCTCGCAACCAGCCTGATTAGCGGAAATGATCCCCCGTAATCCAATGAGTTTGTTGTAAGCATAGATACGACCTTGAAGTTCCTGCTTTCTATTGGATACAGAGGTTTGGTCAAGTATATCGCCATTCCCGGTATAATAATGTCCAAGTTCTTCTGCCATGACACATCTCTTTTCTCTTTCTGTTAGATTCTTCTTTATAGCAATTCGATTTCCCATGATCCGCCCCTTATGGGCGCGGAGAGTTTTTTCTCTGGTGATTAGGCTATTATTGTCCGCTTCTATAAGCAAATCTTCGTATGTAGTCAAGGAATCGCCTCCTTTATTATATTGTAATAAATATAGTATCCAATAAAACGGACTTAGAAATTTTCATCATTCATAATATCTTCATCATGTTGCTTGTCCTCTTCGGATGCACCTTCGATTGGATGGGCGGCATTGACATAATATGTATCTTTTTTTACGTACCGTGGAACTTGTGTGGTGGTTGACCGCTCCCATTCTTTTAGGAGGGTGAAGTCTACCATTTCCTTGCCGTGGGGGTCAAGGTCGCGGTATTTTTTTATATGGTCATATTCTGATAATGTAACATCGTTTACCTCTTTTGATAATTTGACACAATCTTGAAAAAGGTAATTGGCATCAACTTTTAATACCTCTATTAGTTTATACATAATTGGTTCTTTAGGGTGGCTTGTTTCTATTTCATAATTTGCAACTGCTCCTTTGGTAACTCCTAGGAGTTTAGCTAATTCTTCTTGAGTATATCCTAAATTAAGCCTTGCTTCTTTAATTCTATTTCCGATTCCCATTCGCATTACCTCCTAGTCAGATAATACATTGTCAAAACAATTGTGTCAATAAAAAAGTAAAAGAAATTTGAGAAAAATGTATTGACAGATAAAGAAACGAATAATATAATCTAAATAAGTTCAAGAAACTTTTACTTTGCGAAAGGAGGATAAATATGAGCACTATTGTTGTTCCGAATATAAGGAAAATAATCAACGAGCGCGGTCTGAAACAGTGTGCGGTTGCTGAAAAAGCAGGGTATACCAAGCAGCAATTTAACGCAATGCTGACTGGAAGAAAGCTGATAACTGACGTTGATATCTCAAAAATAATTGTTGCTTTGGATGTTGATGCCAATGCATTATTTGGCAACGCGGAGAAAAGGTAGGTGAAGGGTGTGTATGTGTCTGAGAGAGTGGTGAATATTAAAGAACTTGAAGATTACATTAGCGGAGCATTTGCAATGGTTTTGTGCATTCAAAAAGAACTCCAAAACGCTTCGCCAGATTTACAAAATTTAAAAAGTTTTTCTGATAATGCCGTTGAAAAACTACAAAAAGCACATACATTTGAATTTTGTGTTGAAAGAAGAAAAACTATTTAGGCGGTTGACCAGTGCGCACATCAATCAGAGGTTCAAAATTATGCAATTCTGTACAAGGATGCATGCGACAAAAAGGATAATACTTATATCGGTCATCACGTTTATGTTCAGGTAAACGGAGGTTGTTAATAATTGGACATTGAGCGTTGGAAAAATGAGCCTCATATTCATGACCAGGTTCTTCGCTGTAATAGTATTTTCCTTCCAAAGCTATTTCGGTTTTCCAAAAAGGACATTTGATAAATTTGAATTGTATTGTATAGAAAGCCATGCCTTTGTACCGCCTTTCAACTAAAAAATGCGACATATAACATATTCATGGTAGGCAATACGTATTTGAAAGTCAATACAAAAATCATGATTCACAAATATTTAAGCTTTATACGCAGTTTTGTAGGAGGAGGTGCGGAACGTCTAATCAAAATATAGTGAGGGCGCATTGCATTGGAAGATGGTTGATAGTTACTGGCTAAATGCTACTTAGCCATGATATACAGGGTGGGGCCATTGCCATATATAAAGTATGACATAGCCCATAACGTATATCCTTGCTCCTTAAGAGCCAAGGCCTCTGCGGCAGAATAAACGTATTTCTTTATGCTATCACCCCCTTTCACAAGGGCGATTTGCAATGCGTCCCCACTATATTTTGATTGGACAAATAAATATTATCGTTATCGAAATAGATGTTCAAGTTTTGCAAAAAGGAGATGAAAGAGATGGCAAAAAAGAAAAAGAAGCTGCAAACCCAAAAGTTACCATTCCCGGATTTACGGATAGACTGCTATGGCAAGAGCACATATGTATATCTGGATGGTATGGAAATTACATCAGGAGTACGTAAGTTGAATTTTAAATCCCGTGGGGGGAATGTTCCACCGGTGTTAAACTTGGAGCTACATCCTCATGCAGTGGCCTTAAGGCGGGTGGGAAAGGAGAGGATAGGGACTACTAATTGCAGCAGCCGCCATTCTCTTCCTAAGGGGAAAAGCAAGTAAATACAATAAAGGATGATTGTATAAGGGGAGGTGAGAAGGATGCCAAAGATGAAAAAGAAGGAGGTGAGGGAGAATGATGACCAAATTGCCTGTAAAAATCATATTCGAACTGAAAAGTGTAAAAGATCTGGATGAAGTTTTGGGAGAAGTTGAAAACATCAGGAATGCACACCCTGATACTACGGTAGATACCGAGATCAGGGTGCAGCCCGAGAATTAAGATTCTTTTCTGGCTTCAATATAAACTTAATTCTTTCCGCTTACAGTGAAGTTGGAAGTATCTGAAAACAAGTGAAAATCATAATCCATTGGGAAAAAATGCAATAAAAAGAAAGAATGACATGAGGTAAGAAGCAGATGAGCAAAGAGAATGTAAGGAGATTCTACGAGACCATAGCACGCATTATCTCCGAGCGTGAGCAGGTCAAAGTGACAGTGCGGATCCGGGAGAAAGAGGCTTCTTAAAAATGGATGATGCAGAATGCATGGTCCCGGACTGCAGCAGCCCGGGACAGGCGGCGGAAAGGAGTTTTGTATGTCAATCGGAGGGGCAAAGACCATAGCAGAGTATGCAATCCGGCGGTGGCTGACAGAGCAGGGGTTTGACATGGGGTGTTTCTCACTGACAATAGACGGGAATACCGGTACGCTGGAGGACCACCAGGGGGACTCCCTGGTAATGGTGTATGATTCCGCTGCCAAAACAGTTTATATCAAAGAGGATTAGGAGAGAGTGAAAACAGTTGGGAAGGATCAATGCAGGCAGTGTCCTTGGAGCCGCGGCTTTTGCCGCGATGATCGGGGTGATTGCCGCGGTAGAAAGCGGGGCATACATTATAGCGGGCATTTTGTTACTTGCTTTTGAGGAATGCGCCCGCTTGTCCATCAAAGAAGATGGACAAGCAAGAAAATAGGTTCCACGCCCAGACAAGTGCGGAACCTATAGCAAAATGTGGAAAATACATCTGTGCTTATTATAGCACAAAGAAAGGGAAATGAATATGAAAATATCAAAAATTGTAATCAAAAATCTTTTTGGAATATCAGAAAAGCAGCTGGACGGTAAGAGCGTGGAGCTGGCCGGAGCAAACGGGACCGGAAAGACTTCCGTGATCGATGCCATTAAATATGCCCTGACCAATAAATCAGACCGTGATTATATCGTGCGGAACGGGGAGAGTGAGGGCGAGATTATCATTGAAACAGATACCGGCCTGATGATAGACCGCAAAGCCAGGACGGAACAGAGCGATTATAAATCCGTCAGGCAGAATGGGAATATCGTTCCCAGCCCGGAGGCATTTCTGAAGGATATCATTACTCCCCTGCAGCTCCAGCCGATGGAGTTCATGCGGATGGGAAAGAAAGAGCAGAATGCCACGATCCTCGACATGATCGATTTTCCCTGGAACATGGAAACGATCCGGGAATGGTTCGGGGAAATCCCGGCCGATGTGAACTATGACCAGAATATCCTTGCCGTTTTGAACGACATACAGGCGGAGAACGGCACATATTTCCAAAGCCGCCAGGACGTGAACAGGGATATCAGGGCAAAAAAATCTGTTGTGGATGATATCAGGAAAGCGCTTCCGCAGGACTATGACGGCAGCCTGTGGGAGAATGTAAATGTCGGCGGGCTGTATACAGAAATCGAGAAAATCCGCAAGTCTAATGAGCAGATCGAAAAAGCAAAACGGCTGAAAGAGGGGCACGATAATAAGGTCCGTTCTTTTGAGGCTGACCGGGATATTGCCCTTTCCGCCCTTAACAGTGAGATTGTGGCCAGAGGAAACAGCATTGATACAAAGCTCGCATCATTAAAGGAACAGATCAACTCCCTGGAAAAGGAAAAAGAAAGGCTTGCGTCCACAAAGGCAGACCGTGAAAAGGTCATCCGCAGCGAATACAAAGAGAATGTGGCCAGGTTTGAAGCCGAGATTGCTGCCTATGAGGAATATGCGGACAGGGAGGCACAGCCTGTGGATTCCCTGCTGAAAAAAGCGGAGGAAACGGAAAAGATGAAGTCCCATATCAACGAGTGGCGCCGGATGCTTTCCCTGCAGGAAGAGATCAAACAGCTTTCCAGAAGGTCAGAATCTTACACCGAGAAGATCGAAAAGGCGAGGAACCTGCCGGGCGAGATTCTGGAGAAAGCGTCCATCCCCATTAAAGGTTTGTCTGTCAAAGACGGGATACCGCTTATCAATGGCCTCCCGGTCAGCAACCTTTCAGAAGGCGAGAAGCTTGACCTTTGTATCGACGTGGCGATCCAGAACCCGGCAGGCCTGCAGATCATCCTCATTGACGGGGTGGAGAAGCTTTCTACGGAAATGCGTGAACGTCTTTACCGTAAGTGCAGGGAAAAGGGACTGCAGTTCATCTCGACGAGGACGACTGACAGCAAGGATTTGACGGTCATTGAATTATAGGGGATTGGAGGATAAGGAAATGTCACAAATTGAATACAGAAAAGCAGAGGGGATAAGCCGGTCAGAACTTTTTAAGATTGCACGTTCCCCGATGCATTTTAAATACGCCATGGAAAACCCGGAGGATTCACAACCGCTGGCATTTGGCAGGGCGCTGCATAAATATGTGCTGGAAAAGGATAACTTTGCCAATGATTTTATCATACTTCCTGAAATCAACAGGCGGACAAGCGCGGGGAAAGAAGAGTATGCAAAATACCAGAATGAAGCGTTTAACAGCGGAAAGGAACTGGTAAGCCGTGATGATATGGCTGTGATCATTGGGATGTACGAGGCAGTTATGTCTTTCCCTATGGCGAAAGATTTATTGACAGGAGAGCATGAAAAGGATTTCTTCTGGACGGATGCGGCTACAGGCGAAAAATGCAAATGCCGGCCTGACTGCCTGACTGAATACAACGGGAAAAAATACATTGTTGACTATAAAAGCACAGATTCCTGTGAGGACGGGAAATTTGAACTCTCATGCAGGAAGTATGGCTATAAGTTTCAGGCAGGGATGTATACAGAAGGAGTATTCCAGAACACATTTGAACAGTATGGTTTTGCATTTGTGGCGCAGGAAAAGAAACCGCCATATGCAGTACGGGTATATTTCTGTACGCCGGAGTTTGTAGCACAGGGATATGACCAGTTCCGGGAGCTTATTGGAATATACCATTCGTGTAAGGAAACAGGGAACTGGTATGGATATGAGGGGGCAATGAATACGCCGACAGAATTGTTAGAGGAGGATTTCTGATGGAAAAAACGCATTGGAAGAAATTGGAGAACCCTGATTATCTCGGGGCGTATGCGCTGCAGCCGGGGCAGGATCTGGTTGTGCAGATAAAATCTGTTGGACAGGAAGAAGTGTATAATCCGACCAACAACAAAAAGGAGGTCTGCACGGTTGTCCATTTTACCGATGAAGGCGTAAAGCCTATGATCATGAATGTTACCAACTGCAAGACAATTTCAAAGATCTACGACACGCCTTACATTGAGGACTGGATTGGGAAGTATGTTTCTGTATATATTGCAAAGGTTAAGGCATTTGGGGAAACGGTGGAGGCCTTACGGATACGGAACAGGGTGCCGACGGTTGAGAAAATTTACTGTGAGGAATGTAAAAAAGAGATTGCCGGCATGTCAGGAAAGACGGCGGAGGAAATAGCGGATATAGCTGTCCGGAACTGCGGGAGAAAGCTGTGTGTCGGCTGCATGAAAAAAGAAAAAGAGAAAATGGAAAAAGAGCAGGGCGCAAACGGCTGACAGAAGGGACTGATAACAATTATTATATGCGATACCAGGGAAAAGAAAAACCAGAGTATTTTGGAATATTTTGACTCCCACCATATTCCTTATGCAGAGCAGATGCTTGAAACCGGAGATTATATGGAATCTGAAAAGATGGATGTCACGATTGACAGGAAACAGGATCTTGGGGAACTTTTACATAATATGTGTTCCCAGGATAAGGGCCGGTTCTGGAGAGAGATAAGGCGGGCAAACAAAGCAGGGATCAGATTCATCATACTCTGCGAGCATGGCGGGAGTTACAGGGATATCAGGGATGTGGCAGCGTATAAGGACAGGCATTCCAGGGTATCCGGAAGAGAGTTGATGAACCGCATGTATAAAGCGCAGATTGCTTACGGTGTCGAGTTCCTGTTTTGTGACAAGAAAAGTACAGGCAGGAGGATCGCGGAACTTCTGGGGTGTGGCAAGTATGACTAAGGAAGAAATAAAAGACCGGTATTCCATGAGGGATATCCTGGAACGGTACGGGCTGCACCAGCCGAACAGGGCAGGGTATATATGCTGCCCGTTCCACAAAGAAAAAACAGCTTCCATGAAGATATACCCGAAAGATTTCAACTGTTATGGGTGTGGAGCGAACGGCGACATATTCACTTTTGTCATGCTGATGGACGGAATATCCTTCAGGGAAGCATTTGCAGAGCTTGGGGGAGGCTATGATAATAGTTTCTCTGCCCGGAAGAAGATATACCAGGCACAGAAAAAGCGGGAGATGCAGCGGAAAGCTAAGGAAGAATTGAAGCGGAGAAAGGAATTGAATTTTCTGCTGATGGATATCTACCGGAAATGGCTTGGCCGGCTGGAACTGTTTTCGGAAGCATGGGCTGATACCTATAATGCCCTGCAGTATCAGGAATATTTATGGGAAATCTTAAATGATCCGGAGGAATGTCATGGAATTATTAAATAAACTGGATAAGCAGACAATTCTTGCGGATGAAATATTTGATGAGATTTTCAGCCAGGAGGATGAAATACAAAAGGCCAGGCTGTTATTATCCCTGCAAGACAGAGCCGCAGAACTTGGAGTAAAGAGCAAATTTGACCAGATGGTGAAAGCCTATAAGAGAGTTGACAGAGAAACCAGACAGAAGAAAAAGCGGGATTTCTCCAGTATGGACAATTATACCAATTTTGACGGGCCATATTCCAATATGTACTGCGGCTCGTGGATTGCCGGGGAAACCGGAATATACGCCCAGAACATGGCTACGGTGGAGCAGATAGCCTGTTACCATCCGATCCTGCCGATTGAGCGCTTAAAGAACCTTGAAACGGGAGAAGAGCAGATCAAACTTGCATTTAAGCGCAATAAGCGCTGGGAGGAGATTATCGTCCCAAAGGTAATGATCACTTCCGCAAGTAAAATAGTGGCCCTGTCGGGGCGTGGGGTGGCTGTAACAAGCGAAAATGCGAAGCTGCTGGTGAGATACCTGTCTGATGTGGAAAACCGTAATTCAGACCATATAGGGGTGCAGTATTCAAGTTCCAAACTGGGATGGATCAGGAAAGAATTCCTGCCCTATGACACGGAAATCATATTTGACGGGGACAGCCGGTTCCGGCAGTTATTTGAGAGCATAGGGGAGCATGGGAGCAGTGACAGATGGTATGGGCATGTCAGGGAGCTGCGGCGGACCGGCCGGATGGAAATAAAAATGATGCTGGCCGCTTCTTTTGCAAGCGTACTGATCCATACAATAGGCGCACTTCCCTTTTTCGTCGATTTATGGGGCGAGACAGAAGGCGGTAAGACCGTTACGCTGATGCTGGCGGCATCTGTGTGGGCGAACCCTGCGGAAAGCGCGTATATCGGGGACTTTAAAACCACGGATGTAGCGCTGGAAGCAAAGGCGAACATGCTGAACCATTTCCCCATGATCCTGGATGATACCAGCAAGAAAAACCGCAGAATTGAGGAAAATTTTGAGGGTGTGGTGTATGACCTGTGTTCCGGCAAGGGGAAGACACGTTCTAACAGGGATATAGGCATCAATACAGAATGCCGTTGGAATAACTGCATATTGACAAACGGGGAACGCCCGCTGACCTCCTATGTCAACCAGGGAGGGGCTATCAACCGTATCCTTGAGATAGAATGCGGGGAAAAGGTTTATGCAGACCCGCAGTCCACTGTTGACATTCTCAAGCAGAACTATGGTTTTGCCGGAAAAGATTTTGTGGAAGTTATTAAAGCGATGGATCCTGGCCGGATCAGGGAGATCCAGAAAGAATTTCAGCATCAGCTTTTTGATGATGAAAAAATGCAGAAGCAGAGCATATCGCTTTCCATTATCCTGACAGCTGACAAAATCGCTACAGACATGTTATTTAAGGACGGCCAGTACATTTCAATGGAGGAAGCGAAAAAGGTGCTTATCGACCGGAATGAGCTGTCTGACAATGAGAGGTGCTACCAGTATATCCTTGATAAGGTTGCCATGAACGGAATGCGGTTCGATAGTGAGACAAACTGTGAAAAATGGGGCATTATGAAAGGCAATTACGCTGTTTTCTTCATCCGCGCATTTGATGAACTCTGCAAAACGGGAGGGTTTTCAAAGAAATCTTTCCTGTCATGGGCGGCAAAGAAAAAACTGATTGACAAATATGATAATAAGAATACAAAGCCTACAAAAATCAATGGAACCCTTATGCGCTGCGTCTGGGTAAAAGTTGAAAATGTTCCGGAATTTGAAACAGATGATAAGGGCTTCATAAAAGTTGATGAACAAATGAAGCTTCCCTTTGACTGACCGGCAGGTTACACATTTACACCGATTACACAGCTAAATTCATTTTAATAGGGATGTATATAAATATGTGTCCATTATACATCAACCATGGTTTATAAATAATCGTGACAAAATGGTGTAACCAGTGTAAACACCGCATAAATACGGAATTTTTTCGTGTAACGCGTTCGTGTAACCGGGTGTTACTTTTAATAAAAATGTGTAATTAGGAGGCTGCTATGCAGGAAAAGGCGGCGGAAATGCATAGGGAGATCACCCATATCCAGAATACGGTATGGGCGATGTATAAGGACTTTCTGGAAGACCATGACATGAAGGCATATAACCGGAAGACGGGAGAACTGGCAAAGGAATACCGCGATAAGGGCAACAGCTGCCTTTTAACATTCTGCCAGTGGACCCTGATAACATGGGCACCGGTCATTAATGGGCTTGCGGAATGCTTTAGGGAAAGACAGGAATGATGTATCACGGCCAGGGGCAAATGATGCCTGCCTTTGGATAAAAAAGGATCGGGGACTGCCCTGCCACATATTTAATCAAAAGGAGGATCAGGAAATGGATTTTGAACAGAAAATCGCAAATGCAGTAAATAAAAAACTTAATGATGGGACAATTGAAAAATTGGTTGAACAGTACATAGAAAAAGGAGTGTCGGATGCGCTCGACAGTGTGTTCTCTTATGGCGGGGAGGGAAAGGAGCTGATTAAGAAAAAAATCAGTGAGACCATGGTTCCGGCCATTGAGCGGCATGATTTCAACCAGTACCTCACGAAGCTGGATTCCGTCCTGACGGAGATCGTCAATTCCACAAACATTGCGGAGAATAAAAGGATACTGGATAATTTCAGGGAACTGATGAAAGAGCCGGAAATGAAGGAGATTAAACTGTCGGAGATATTTAATAAGTACTGCATACATGTTTCTGAAAATGTCGATACAGGCGACCTGAAAGCCTGCTGTGAGGATGGGGAACCGTATTATGAGCATGTGAGTGCAGGGATGGAAGTGGAACATGAGGACAAAGGCTGGTTCAGGTCAAGCTTTGATGACTGCATTGTAAAGTTTACCTGTAAGGAAGATGAAAAACTGAACTGCCGGATAAAACTCTATAAAGGAACAGATGAGGACAAATGGCGTTTCACAGGATATGGGGATTCCATAGATATCAATTTCCTGCGTGGATTAAGCGGCTTTGAAGTCTTTCTCATGGCATTAAAACGCGGGTTTGTAAAAATCATCATGGACGAGGAAAGCGGCTGGGATGATGATATCGAGCCGGAAGAAAAGCCGGAATGGTCCCTTAGTTAGCCAGCAGCGGGACGGAAAGAAATAAACCAATACACAGAAAGGAGCCGGAACCTTCCCGGGAATAAGGCGCGCCGGGTTCCTTTCAAAGAGATGCAGGGACAGGAAAAATTTGATTTTATGGAATTGGAGGGGCCGGAAGAAACCCGGTCTTCGGAGGATATAACAGCACACAATGAATGGAAGCGTAAAAAGAGTGAAGCCAGGGCGAGGTTTACGGTTATGCAGAACCTTCCCTATGACGTGAAAGTCAGAAAGGCGGTTTTGGAAGCATTGCAAAAGGAGGATTTGGAATTTATGCAACAATCCGACCTACAAGAGATAATAGAGAATTGCATAAATAATATTTCGACTGCTTATAAAGTGAACAGAGTCGTGGAACAGATAAAGGATATGCGTTTTGATTTTCAAGAGGTTTCTGGAAATAAACATAGAGTTTTAAAAATCATAGAGGCAGGTGGAGTAAATGAGTAGAGTACTACCATATAACGCAAAACAATGGGAAATACCGTTTCTCTTGGACGGGAGAAAGACGGTTAAAAGGCGGGTGGTAAAGCCCAGGTACCAGAAAAATGAATATGGTTTTGAGGTGGTAACAAATAAGGCAACAGGCCAACGATGGGTCAATGCAGTGGATGATGAGGGTTTTACACACAGGGAAATCCTGCCGCCATACCAGCCGGGAGATATCCTGTATGTCCGGGAAACGTGGGCACATATCCCGTGCATTGAATGTAACATGGGATCGACATTCCATATTCAGTGTAAGGAGAATCCGGTTGATTATGACGATGGAAATAGTATAGCGGAAGGCTGTTTTATTTATCGGGCAAGTTATCCGTATCCACAGCGGATTTGTTGGCATCCTTCCATTCACATGCCAAAGGAAGCCGCCCGTATCTGGTTAAAGGTTACGGATGTGAGGGTGGAGCGGTTGCAGGAGATAGAAGCTAAAAGCGTCTATGCAGAAGGAGCGCTGGCTGAGGTGCCGCTAATCTGTGAAAAAATCAATAATCCAGAAAATTTTGACAAGTGGAACGAAGATAAGAAAAGTGATTGGTTTAGACCTACTGCAATCGCAAGGGTTATAGCGAATATTGAGTTAGAAAACAGATTAATTGAGAAATTTCATAAAATATGGGATTCCACCCTAAAGAAATCAGACCTTTCCCGTTACGGCTGGGAAGCCAATCCTTGGGTGTGGGTGATAGAGTTTGAGCGGTGCAGGAAGCCGGGAGAAAACTTATGAACCACCAAATAACCCTTGAAGAGTTAGGAATCATACCCAGCCTGCCTCCATCCGCAGAAGAGAAAATTGACAGGTCAAAATATGGCTCTTTCTGTGCCCTCTGTATCTGCCAGCACTGTGCAAACAATGTGGAGTGCGTAGACAAGTGCATGGGGGAAGCCAACTTCGGGTGCTTCACTTGTGATGGCTGCAAGGGCTGGGATGGGAAAGGAACGGACAACTGGAGGCACAGTTGTCCGGATTACAAAGTTACAGATGTGTATGCAAAAGCCGTAAGAAAGGGATTCAGGACATTGAAGCCAGAGAGGAATGTAGATGTTTTATTCAGGGTATGAGTTTCCGGTTGGAAAGGAAAATATATGGAGAGATTAACAAGAAAAAAACTTGGAGATACAGATGGAAAGAAATTCGTCCTTTGTAATTATAGAAAAGAGGATTGCGATGATAGTTGTCAATACGGAACTTGTGAATGGAGTAGGAAATCATTGCTTAAATTAAAAGAATACGAGGACTTAGAGGAACAAGGCTTGCTCCTGAAGCTTCCGTGCAAGGTGGGGGATACGGTGTATTTTATATCTGAAAAAGTTGAAAAGCAAGGAAGAAAGAAAGCTGTAACAGAATTTGTTGACAAGGGGATTGTCGATAATATCACGTTTGGAAGCATAATGATACCTCAAATTACTGTTTGCAATGATGAAAATATATGGATTACTTTTGGTAGTGTTGAAGATTTCGGCAAAACCGTATTCCTCACGCAGGCGGAGGCAGAGGATGCGTTGAATGCCGTTAAAATGGTGGGCGCTTCCTCCTGATAATACGAATGGGAAAAGAGGTTTTATTTGATGAGTCTTAATTTTGGCTATTACAACATGGACTGCATGGAGGGGATGAAAGAGTTCCCAGATAAGTACTTTGACCTTGCGGTTGTTGACCCTCCGTATTTCAGCGGCCCGGAAAAGCGGGAATATTACGGACGGGCAGTAAGCCCCATTGGAGTAAAGAGATATTATCACAAGGCGTCTTTGAAATGGAGTATGCCGGATAAAAGGTATTTTGACGAACTGGCCAGAGTTTCCAGACACCAGATCATATGGGGGCGCAATTATTTCGATTATCAGTTTGGCCCCGGCTGTATAGTATGGGATAAATGCAACGGGGAAAGCAGTTTCTCCGATTGCGAGATCGCATACTGCAGCCTGCATGATTCAGTGAGGCTGTTCCGCTATATGTGGAATGGCATGATGCAGGGGAGATCGATCGCAGAAGGGCATATTCAGCAGGGCAATAAGAGGCTGAACGAAAAGCGCATACACCCGACACAGAAGCCGGTCAATTTGTACCGGTGGATTCTGCAGAAATACATAGAAAAAGGATGGAAAGTGCTTGATACTCATGTGGGCTCTGCAAGTAGCCTGATAGCTTATGAGGAATGCGGGATAGATTATGTAGGGTTCGAGAAAGACCCATATATGTACAGCCTGTCTAAGCAGCGTCTGGAAGCAGAAAGGGCACAGATGAACATATATGACTTCATATAACCCCGATTTAAGCCCTATTTCCTCTCAAACAGTAATTCCCATGCAGGAATGATTTTGAGCCGGATTTGGGGCAGCCAGAAAGTGAAAAAGGATGATTTAGTTGGAAAGTGAGGGATAGAATGAATGCCAGAAATAATAAACTTTTCTTGCTTTGCTACATTCAGGAGTGAAGCGGGCGGCGTAAGATTGGGAAAGTGCGTTGCGGACTATAATTGTGAGGATTGTGAGGCGTACAGCGCATTTTACGAGAAGGCTGAAGAATATCAGAGAGCAGGAAACCAATGGGGAAGATCGGTGGCACTTGCAAAAAGATTTTTCGGGATACCAACGGTTCCAGAATATGAAGAGCCAGGCAAGGCAGGGGACAGTTAAAGGCAGCATCAGCCGCCAAGTGTTCTCCGGGATAATCAATGTGTGAACCGAGACACTGGCGATGCGTTGCCGCACTCTTCCCCAGAACTGATGCTGTGGATTTATTATATAACGGATCAGCAATCAGTGCAACATATAGTGGGTAGCACCGGTACAACAAATAGCTAAAAAAGGAGGGGCAAATTGGATAAGAATATTCTGAAAGAATATATAGATGCCTGCAAATTAGTAGAAGAGACGGAGCAGGAGATCAAAAAGCTGAACCAGAAAAAGAAGACAATCGTGCAGACCAACGTAAAAGGCAGCAATCCTAATTTTCCTTATCAGGAACAGCACTTTCGTATACAGGGGACAACATTTACTGTCCGGGATGACAGCCGTATCCGGTATGAAGAGGCTTCCTTAGAGCGGCAGAAGCAGGAAGCCGAGCGGATCAAGCTGCAGGTGGAAGAATGGATGCGATCAATCCCGGTACGGATGCAGCGGATCGTAAAGTACAGATATTTGGATGGTATGCCTTGGGTTCAGGTGGCAGAAAAGATGGGGAGAAAGGCTACAGAAAATGGCGTAAAAAAAGAATTTGAAAGATTTTTGAAAAAAAATTAAAATTTGTCACGAATGTCACACATGTCACGAATGAATGTGTTAATATGGTATCAAGTCGCAGTAGGAAAAGAGATGGACATGGTAGCAGCCGTGTCCTTTTTTCAATGAAAAACAATGAGGAATAGCCTTGGCTGTTCCTTTTCTTTTTCCCAAAACAAACGGATGAGGGGTGGTGGTGATGCCGCGGAAACCGGATCAGAGGATTGAGGAAGCAAAAAAGCTGTTCCTTCAAGGAGTAAAATTGGTTGAGATTGCCAGACGGCTGGAACTGCCGGATGGAACCGTACGGAGATGGAAGAGTACTTATGAATGGGATAATGAACGTTCGGGTAAGAATAGTGAACGTTCGCACCGTAGGAAGGGGGGACAGGCAGGAAACAGGAATGCTGCTGGTCATGGAGCCCCTAAAAAGAATAAGAATGCGGAAAAGCATGGCCTTTTTGCGCGGTATCTTCCGCAGGAAACCTTGGAAATCATGCAGGCAGTACAGGAGGACCCGTTAGATATCCTGTGGGATCAGATACGGCTTGCCCACGCTGCAATTATCCGTGCACAGAGAATTATGTATGTGGCCGACAGGAATGATAAAACGGTAGAAAAGGTTGCTGATCAAAGCGGCAAAATCATAGGCGAGAAATGGGAGGTACAGCAGGCTTGGGATAAGCAGGCCAATTTTCTCAAATCTCAGGCAAGGGCGCAGGGGGAACTAAGGAGCATGATCAAACAGTATGATGAGTTGCTGCATAAAAACTGGAATTCCGCTACGGAGGAACAGAGAGCCCGTGTGGATAAGCTGAAAGCTGAAACCGAGCGGCTCCGGCGCAGCGGTACGCCTGAAAATGAAGATGATGGGGTGGAAATAATCAATGACATACCAGCAGAAAAAGAAACAGGTGCGGATTTCGGAAATAATCATTCCGAAGTATCAGAGGATATTCAACAATAAGACATATAAGCATATTATTCTGACTTCCGGTCGTGCTGGTACAAAGTCCAGCTTCGCCGGGATCAGGGGAATATACCAGCTTGTTTCTGATTCTTCCGGTTCTGTGGTGGTGCTTAGAAAGCGTCATAACAAATTGAGGAAAACGGTCTACAAGGAAATGCTGAGGGGGATCAACCGACTGAAGATAGGGAAAAGCAAGTTTGCTATAACTAAAAGCCCGATGGAGATCACCTACAGCAAGTACGGCACTACAATGTACTTTGCCGGTTCTGACGGTATAGACGATACGAAGGGCATCATTGACGAGGATAAGCCCATCAAGCTGGTCATTCTGGACGAACTGACAGAGTTCTTTGACGATGGGGAAGGTGAAGATGAACTTCTGAACATTGAAGCGACTTTTGCCCGTGGGAACAAGGGCGATTTTCAGATGCTTTACTTGTTCAATCCCCCAAAGAATCCAAACAGCCCGGTCATGAAGTGGCTGGAAAAAATGAAGCAGCGGCCGGACACGATCCACATTCACACGGACTACAGGGATGTTCCCCCTGACTGGCTGGGGCCTGATTTAATACAGTCAGCGGAAGTTTTACAGACCATTGATGAAAGACAGTACAGATGGGTGTGGCTTGGCCAGTGCGTAGGCATTGACGAAGCTATTTATTATATGTTCAGCAATGACCACATAGCTGAACCTGAACCGGGCCAGCGTTTTTCCATTATCGGGATCGGCGGCGACTATGGCCAACAGAACGCCACGACATTTCAGGCGTTTGGGCTGGATATTCCACACATGAAATTGCGTGGGCTGGGTGAATATTATCACAGTGGCCGGGAATCAGGACACCAGCGCAGCCCTTCCGAATATGCGCAGGATTTTGTTCAGTTTGTTCATGAACTGCTTGAACAATATGGAAGCGGTGGATGCCGCTTTTATTTGTATCTGGATCCATCAGCGCAGGGCTTACAGGAAGAAATAAGAAGGGCCTGCCGTGCTGCCGGGTTACAGGTCAGCATAAACGATGCTGAAAATGATGTGAAGCTGGGGATCAGCCGGGTGCAGAAGCTATTGACCTATCAGGTCATGACCGTGAGCCGGACGAAGCAGGAAAACGCGGTCCGAGAGTTTGGAACCTATGAGTATGACAAAGACAGCATTGAAAAAGGCAAAGAGGAACCTGTTAAAATTGATGATCACTGTGTCACTGGTGATACTCTGATAGATACTGTTTGTGGTCAGATTCCAATAAAGGATTTAGTAGGAAAGGAAGGTCTGGTTTATTGTTATGATACTAAGAGAAAGCAGAAAGTTGTTTCAGAGTTCTATAATGTGCGAAGAACAGGCCGGAATGTACCTGTTTATGCGGTCACAATGGAAAATGGAACTGTTATTAAAATGACAGCAGAGCATTTGGTTTATACGCAAAAAGGATGGGTTCAATTACGGCATTTAAAGAAAAAAGATAAAATTCTAAATATAAATGGTTGACTTGTAGCTAGCAATATGATATATTGTAGCTAGCTACAAGGAGGTGAAACAGTTGCCAGATAAAAATAGGGCTGATTACTTTAAAGAACGCCGGAAAACGGTTGGGCAATTCAGTGTTTCTGTGTCGAGAGAAAAGTTAAATGCTCTTGATGAAAAGCTGAAAGAAAAAGGTCAGACAAAGACGGCATGGCTTAATGAAAAAATTGATGAAGAAATCAGCAGATAAAAAAAGAGCGCTACCACCCTGAGAAAGTTGTAAGCGCTCTACACCAGAAGTTTCCTTCCATGAAATATTCTATCATGGTGAGAAACTTCTTTCAAGAATCAAATTTTGAAAGGAGATTTTTATTTATGAGCGAAAAGGAATTTGAAAAAATCTATGATGAATATAGGGAAGGGTTAGACACAGCGCCTGATAGTGTCAGAAATGCGTATAGCACGTTGCATGATGCGTTTGAGAATTATTTATGTGCCATTGAAGAATGGACATTCCGAACAGCTTTTGAGTTTGCGCTTGATTATGTGGCTAAGACAGAAATGAAAAAGGCGGTGTAAAGAATGGCAGATAAACACCAGTATTTCAATGGGAAAATGTTTACTAGGGATGAGAACACAGGGTATTACCTGTGTTCCTCTATATCTGTTGATGGTAGCCGGAAACGGATGCATGTATATGTATGGGAATATTATAACGGCGCTGTCCCTATTGGATACCATGTTCACCACATGGATGAAGATAAAAGCAATAATGACATTTCCAATCTGGAATTAAAGGCAGGTGCGGAGCATTTATCTTTTCATAGCAAAGAAAGAGCTGAAAAGAATAGGACGGAGATGCTTCAACATTTAGAAAAAATCAGGCCGATGACAAAGGAATGGCATGGGAGTGCGGAAGGTCATAAGTGGCATAAAAACCACTATAAAAAAATGAAAGATAAGTTGTATCAGAAGCAACAGTTTCAATGCCTTGTATGTGGCAAGATCTTTGAATCGACACAGATTAACTCAAAATTTTGCAGTAATAATTGCAAATCAAAGTATAGGAGAATAGAAGGAATTGACAATGTTGAAGCAGAATGTGTTGTTTGCGGCAAGAAATTTATTAAAAATAAATACTCAAAAAAAGAAACGTGTTCAAGAGAATGCGGCGCAAAGTTACTTGTCTATCATAGAAATAAAATACATTGGTAATGCGGATGTTTACAACATGGAAGTCAAAGGCCACCACAACTATTCGGTTTGTGGTGGTTTTATTATGCATAATTGTATGGATGCTATCCGCTATGTGGTCATGGGGCTATGGTCTAAAATAAAACGCTGGCTGCCTGTGCCGGACGATGACGAGGGGGCGAAGTAAATGGATATTTTTTCATATTTCAAAAACCATGATATAGATACAGTGGATGCCACGTTCTACAGGACTATCAGGGTGTGGCGCAGCTGGTATTATTCCAACGTGCGGAAGTTCCACAAATACAAGGTTTACCGGGGGAATGGTACGTCTATAAACTGTACCCGGTATTCTTTGAGCATGGCAAAGAAGGTATGTGAGGATATGGCGGATCTGCTGCTGAATGAAAAGGTTCAGATCACCATAGCGGATCCTGTCACGGATAAATTTGTGAAACAGGTCTTGACTGAAAACACATGGGAAGAACTGGGGAACGAATTTCAGGAATGGAAGGCTGCACTTGGTACAGTGGCTTATGTAGTATATATCCGGGATGGACAGGTGGACGAAGCCGGGAACATGACCGGGGGGAAGATTGGGATCAACTATGTGGATGCGCTGAACATATACCCTACTTCATGGGAAAACAAGGTTGTGAAGGAATGTATTTTCACGTTCCGCAAGACCTATAAGCGCAAGAAATACGTCCACATTCAGTATCACAGGCTTGAACCGCTGGCAGACGGAACCGGGAAACAGTATGTGATAGAAAATAAGGTTGCAGAAGATACGGCTGGGAGCGGTACGGAACTGACATCTGAACAGTGGCGCATGATCCCCTGCTTTTCCGGGCTGGCCGAACGCCTTGAAACACATTCCGACAAGCCCATGTTCATCATTGACCGTCTGAATATCGTAAACAATGCAGACGATGACACAACCAATCCGATGGGTGTGGCCCTGTTTGCAAACGGGATTGACATAGTACGCAGCATTGACCTGAAATATGACAGCTACGCTAATGAATTTTCATTAGGGAAAAAGCGGTTATTTGTTGCGCCTGAATTTACTACCAGCGTAGACGGGAACGCCGTCTTTGATCCGAATGACACGGTATTTTACGAACTGCCGGAAGATTATTTCAAACACGCTGATTCAAAGGAAGCGATCCGTGAAATAAATATGGAATTGCGGATTGAGCAGCACAGCAAGGGGATCACGGACGATCTGAACTTCCTTTCTATGGCGTGTGGTTTTGGAACTGACCGTTATAAGTTTGAGAACGGCGGCGTAAAAACTGCCACGGAAGTGATCAGCGAAAATTCAGATATGTACCGTTCACTGGTGAAACATGAACTTGTACTGAACCGTGTTCTGATCCAGCTGATCCAGACGATCATCCGGGCCGGCATTGACACAGGAACGCCGGGGCTGAATGAAAACACTGACATCACGATCCAGTTTGACGATTCCATAATACAAGACAAACAGGCAGAAATGGATAATGATTTTAAAATGTTGGGTGCCGGGGTTTTGCGGCCAGATGAATTTAGGGCTAAGTGGCTTGGGGAAACGCTGGAACAGGCACAAGCGAACCTTCCGGCGCAGGAAAGTGAAGTGATGCTTGAATGAAACCTGAATACAGTTCCCTTCTGGTGGCTGGACCTGAAAAACGTTTTCTGATGCTGGAACAGGAAATAGCGTCTGATGTGGTGCGCCGGATCAGGAAAACCGGGAAGATCACTTCTACAGCAGACTGGCAGCTTCAAAGGTATTTCATTTTGGGGCACAGCACGGAAGATGTTGAAAACATTATACGTTCAGCAGTGGGCGGTGATTATGTTGATACTTTCCGGCTGTATGATGAGGTGATAGAACAGGAATATGTCAGAAGCCGGCCAATGTATGAGCAGGTGAATGCTCACTTTGTCCCGTATGAACAGAATTATGAGCTGCAGCAGATCACCAACGCATTGATCCAGCAGTCAAATGAAGAGCTTTTCAACATTAGTAAGTCGCTGGGTTTCATGGTGGATATGGGAAACGGGCGCAAGGCATTTACGCCGCTTTCGGAAATTTACAACGGTTATCTGGACAATGCGATCACCATGATGGCATCCGGGGCGTATGATTATAACACGCTGATCAGGAAGGTCGTGGGGCAGCTGACCGCTTCCGGCTTGCGTACAGTTGATTATGCGTCCGGGCATAGTAACCGGGTGGATGTTGCTGTACGGCGGGCCCTTCTCACAGGCATGGGGCAGCTGACCGGGCGAATATCGGATATGAACGGCCAAGCGTTAGGAACAGACCAGTTTGAAATTGACTGGCATCCGGGTGCACGTCCTGACCATGCCGCCTGGCAGGGCCGTGTATGGAGAAAGGAACAGCTGTATTCCGTTTGTGGACTGGGAACCGGCCCCGGTCTTTTGGGCTGGAATTGCAGACATACCTACTACCCTTTCATTCCGGGCATTTCGGTCAGGAACTATTCTGACAAGTGGCTGGCAGAAATGGATCGGAAGGAAGCGGAAAAGAAGCCCTTCCGGGGAAAAGAATACAACGCCTATGAAGCCACACAGAAGCAGCGCCAGATGGAGACGGCGATGCGGGCGCAGAGGGAGAAAGTACAGCTGTTGAAGGAAGGTGATGCTGATCCTGACGATGTTATGATAGCCAAATGCAAATATCAGGCCATGCTTGATGAATATAAAGATTTCAGTAAAAAGTTTGGTCTTCCAGAGCAACGCGAACGAATATATGCTGACTTAAGGGGACGTATTGCACCGACCACGGATCAGTACAGATACCATAGGCATGATGAAAAGATTATTGCAGAGCTTCGCCGTGAAGCGGGAGTGAAGGGGAATGTGCATATTACCCCTTATCATCTGGATATGTCTGCGTTACAATATGATAAAGAGCACATAATGGCACGAGGACATGGCGTATCAGAAAGGCAAGCCCGGGAAATCATCAATAATGCATCCGTATCTGTTACGGTATGGGGAGGGCAGTATGAGCGGTATTATAGTTCAAAGCTCAACGGGGTTGTCTATGTAAACCGGGAAACAAATACAATCCGCACAGCTTATATGGGTGATGAGGTTAAAGGGGATGCTCAACAGGTTATGGAGGTGTTAAAGCGATATGGAAGATAACAATGCCAGGGTCTATTGTCCTCTTTTGGAAAAGGAAATAGAGGATATAGACTGTATCGAGAACAGGGATATTGCAGACGGTAATCTGGATGAGGGCTTTTTGCCGGAAGGATTTAAAAGCCGTAGGGACTGGAAGTCAGTCTGCAGGGAATGTAAGTGGCACGATTATTAATAAGTGGAGGAAGAAGAGATGATCAAAGTACTGGTTGCAAGGGACAGGATCCATGTAACAGGCCACGCCAACACGGCCCCATACGGTTCAGATATCGTCTGTGCCGCCGTTTCCGCTATTACCCTTACACTTATTCAGGGGCTTAAAAATATCGCTCATATGAGCCTATATGAAAGCGTAGAGGCGGGAAATGTCTGTATTGAATGGCAGACGATAAACGACACGGGCAGGGCGCTGATAGATACATGGTTTTTGGGTATGTGCGGCATAGCAGCGGAATACCCGGTAATTGAATTCTTATAGTAAGTGAAAACGCATCCTGAAAAGGGTGCGTTTTTCATGCCTGACGGGGCGTAAAATACGGGAATATCACAGAAAGGTGAGGATCAGAACATGAAGAAGAAACTGTTATTTAATTTACAGCTTTTCACTGACGGCGGTGATGGCGGCACCGACACAGGTGCGGGAACAGCCGGGAATGGTGACGGCAGCCAGAAAACAATAGCCGGGGGAACAGGTACGGGCGGCGGTTACAGCTTTGAACAGGCGGAAGAAATCGTCAACGCAAGGGCTGACCGGGCAACAAAGGCAGCACTTGCCAGCTATTTCAAACAGCAGGGGATGAGCGAAGCAGAGATCACAGCCGCTATTTCCGACTACAAGGAGAAAAAGGCAAAAAACCAGCCTGACGTTTCGGCAATCGAAAGAGAGCGTGACGATGCGCTGAAAAGGGTTGCTGAGATGGAGAACATGGATTATTTGAGATCCAAAGGCGTGAAGCAGGAAGATCTTGACTATGTTCTTTTCAAGGTCAGCAAAAACGTGAATGACAAGACTGACTTCAAGAAAGCGGCTGACGCTTACCTGAAAGAGAATCCCCGCTATACTGGCAGGGGTTACACGGTTGTTTCCACGGGTACGCCTGACGGCGGATCCGGCACAGGCCAGAACGCAAACGACATTATCAACAGTTCCATCCGGGCAGCGTTCGGAAGGGGCTAAATTTCAAGAAGGGAGATTTTAAGACTATGAACAGAAACAAAAGACTTTTCAGGGATTTACAGCTTTTTGCAGCCCCGGCAATCGCCCGGAGCAATGCCGAAGCACTGATCCCCACACAGGAAAGCCACGACATCATTCAGGGGGCGGTTGAACAGTCTGCTGTATTGCAGCGTGGAAGGAAGCTGGCAAACATGACCGCTTCACAGTACAAGATGCCCGTGCTTGACCTGCTTCCGGTGGCATATTTCGTCAACGGCGAAGGTGGCAGCGCAATGAAACAGACTACTAATATGGCATGGGATAAAAAGGTGATCTATGCAGAAGAAATCGCCGTAATTGTTCCCATTTCGGAAGCGGTGCTTGACGATGCCGACTATGATATTTGGGGAGAGGTAAAGCCCCGGCTGGTGGAAGCGTTTGGCCAGAAGATTGACGGTGCGATCCTGTTCGGCGTTGATAAGCCGTCCACATGGCGGGATGATGTTGTCACCACGGCCACCGCTGCCGGATCTGTGGTCACGCTGAACGATGACCTGTACGGTTCCATTCTGGGAGAAAACGGCGTGATCGCAAAGGTAGAGGAAAGCGGCTATTTTGTCAACGGCCACATGGCTGACATCACCATGAGGGCAAAACTCAGGGGGCTGAAAGACACCACGGGCCAGCCTGTTTTCAAGTCTGATATGCAGACAGGAACGAACTACACGCTGGATGGTTCCCCGATGAACTTCCCCCGGAACGGTGCTTTTGACAAGTCCAAAGCACTGATGATCAGCGGTGACTTCTCACAGCTGGTCTACTCTATCAGGCAGGACATTACTTTCAAGATTTTTGATCAGGGTGTAATTCAGGATCCGGCAACAAAGGAAATTATCTATAACCTGATGCAGAATGATATGGTAGCATTGCGGGCCGTTATGCGGCTGGGCTGGGAAATCCCTAACCCGATCAATGCAATTCAGAAGGATAAGACAAAACGCTGCCCGTTTGCACTTTTGAAAGCCGGGGCAGCGCCTGCAAAGGCGTAATTCAGGGGGTGTTCAGGATGTATGTAAATTACGGCTATTACAGCAACACTTTCAAAGGAACGCTGATCCCGGAAGAGGGCTTCCAGAGGCCTGAGCAGGAAGCTGAAACATACATCCGCTACCTGACCTACCTGAACGGTGATATCTTCGCAGATACGGTACAGGCTGACGCTGTAAAAGGCGCTGTCTGTGCTGCTGCGGACGCCTATTATGCGGCGGTCAGGGAAACAGCGGAAGGCGGAAATGTCAAGTCTGAAAGCAAAGACGGACTTTCTGTGTCGTTTGTGGTTGCCCGTAAGGACGGGGAAACAGCTGACGATTATGTGAAACGCTGTATGTATCAGGTGATCAGGATTCGGCTGCTTCCTACTGGCTGGCTTTCACGGAAAGCGGGGTGTAAACATGATTACAAATGTGGATGCCGTGACTGTCTTTAATGGCAGAACCGATAAAGCGACACGAAGAAAAATCTTTATACCCACGGTCATCAAGGGTGTTTCCTATGTCGAGGGGAAAGGATCACAGGTGGCCGACAATGGGGTATGGAGTGATGACGTCCAGTATAAGATCAGGGTTCCGCTGGCCGCTGTCTTTCAGGATCACAGGAAATATATGCGGGACCTGAACTATGCAAAGCTGGATAATGGCGAAGCAACAAAATACTGGACGATCCAGAAAGGAGACCTGATTGTCCAGGAAGAATATGCCGGTGGGAATTCCCTGCTGTATGAGGACGAACTGGCTGCATACGCAAAGGAACGGGGGCTTGACCTGATTCATGTTACAGAATATGCGGATAACACATCAGGGGGAAGCCTTTCTTTGAAGCATTGGCGGATAGGAGGAAAATAATGTCAGGAGTACATCGGATTGATACGCCAAGGGGAAGCATCATACGGACAGGGGAAAATTCCTGTGAATTGGTGTGGAATGAGGGGTTCGGGAGGGACAGGACAGGCATGTTTAACCGGAAACAGATGATCGTTGACAGCGAAGTACTGCGGTATTGCAGTCCCCTTATCCCTTTCAGGACTGGAATGCTGGAGAAATCTGGAACCCTTGGAACTGTGATCGGAAGTGGTGAAGTAAAATATATTGCACCCTATGCACGTTTCCAGTATTACTGTACCGCTGAATTCCGGTCTTATGATCAAAGCGGGCTCCGTGGCGCAAAGTGGTTTGAGCGCATGAAAACAGCACATAAAGCAGATATTCAGAGTGCTGCGGAAAGGGGGTAAAGTTGGTTCAGTCAATCATGGAAGGGCTGGCGGATTATTTTCTGCAGTGTCCTTTGTTGAAAGATGGGGTATTCCGGGTGAATGCACTGGGAAGTGAACCGGTGGAATATGCAATCGAATCTGCTATTACTGCTCCTGTTCTGAAGAAATATATTGATGGGTCAAGCATCCGTCAGTATCAGTTTAATTTTAACAGCAGGGAAGCTTATTCGATGGACCGGATCATGGCAATTCAGAGTGAAAGTTTTTATGAAGATGTTTGTAACTGGGTGGAAGAACAGAGTTTGTCAGGAAATCTTCCTGAAATGCCGGAAGGCTGTGAAGCGCAGGCCCTGACTGTTCTTGCACCGGGATTTATGCTGGATGCAACAATGGTAAATGCGTTTTATCAAATCCAGCTGCAACTGAAATATTTCAAGGAGGCACCAAAATGAAAAGGTTCAATTTACAGGTTTTTGCAGGAAGCGTGAATGCGGCAGTGCAGTCAGAGAGAAAAAAGCAGAGCAGGAATGTGACTAAGAGGCATGAGTTTGCTGATTTTCTGAATATCCAGAGTGAAGAAAATCCGATGTTTGTGCTCATGGGAACCGGCTTTACCACGCTGGATGAAAACCCCGGGGCGCAGACATCCAAGAAAAAATATGTGAATGAAGCGGCAAGTTCCTCTTCAATCACCAGCTATGAGACCAAATTTCCGTTTGAATCCGATCTCATTATCCAGCAGGAAGCAGTCCTGGCTCTCTATAATGTAGGCCGGAACCACTGTACCGGCTCTGACGCTGAATTTCAGTATGTCAGAGTGGAACTGTGGGATAAGATACCGGATAAGGATAATGAGTTTGCCGCAAGGCTTTTTACGGTATCGGCAGAGATTTCCAGTATCAGCGGCGAAGATGAAATTGCCGTATCCGGCAATCTGAACGCAGTCGGAGACCCGATCAACGGTACGTTCAACACAGTGACAAAGACTTTTACGCCTTTGACGGGAGACGCCGCAGCCGCAACACCCAGCACACCGGAGGGAGAGCCGTAAAACCGGCTCTTTCTTCATGCAATTATAGTTTTTTAATCCACAGGAGGAATGATATATGAATATTTTAGGTGTAGAACTGAAATTTGATTTCTTTGATGCAGACCAAATAGAGGCTTATGAGCGTGAGAATCAGAAAGTGGTAGAGGATATCAAGGATCCCACGCAGTACAAGGGGAAGAGCACGGCAGACTCTATCCGGATTCAATGTCGTATCATAGATAATTTTTTTGATGCGCTTTTTGGTACTGGCACCGCTCAGAAAATCTTCAAAGGGAAGGCGAATATCCGTGATCATATGGAGGCTTTCGCAATTATGTCACAGGGTGCTGCGAATTCCAAAGCGGAGTTTGAAAGGATTGAGGACAAATACAATCCAAACCGGGCAGAGAGACGCCAGACTGAAAGAGACAACCGTCAGACTCAGAAACAGAATTCCCGGAACTTTCAGCATTATGCCGCAGGAAAAGGCAAGAACCATAACCATTGAATATCCTGATTGACGATATCGACTATTCGGATCAGGCTGTAGTGAATGGGGAGCGGTACGAAATTCGGACAAATTTCCGGACGTCAATTCTCTTTGAACTGATGATGCAGGATGACAGCCTTAGCTCCAAGCAAAAGGTGAGGAAAGGGCTGAATCTGTATTATCCGGTCATTCCGGATGATCTGAGTGCGGCAGTTGATACGGCTTTGTGGTTCTACCGGTGCGGCAAGGAAGAGACCACGGCACAAAAGCGTATGGCCGCCAGACGGGGAAAAAACCAGATATATTCCTTTGAGCATGACGCAGGGCTTATCTATGCTGCTTTTCTCCTGGCATATAACATAGACCTCCAGGATGTTAAGCATATGCACTGGTGGCGTTTTCGGTTCCTCTTTAATTCACTGCCTAAAGATTGTGAGTTTGTCCGGGCTATGGAGTACCGCAGTATAGATATCAATGACAATATGCCAAAGGAGCAGAAAGACTTCTACAAGAAGATGAAACGTCTTTATGCCCTGCCTCTGTCCAAGGCCGAGGATGACAGGCAGGCCGGTATGGAGAACGCCCTGCTGAATGGCGGCGATTTGTCAGGGTTCTTCTGAATGGGGGTGGCTGATATTGAAAAGGTAAGTATGAAAAACAGTATCCGGGTACAATGCCCGGTATGCGGATATAAAATGCCTGTCTCATACACCAAAGAGGCAGAGTGTAAGGGCGTGATGATTCTGTGTAAAGGCCGGAATTGCCACATTTTTTTTGAACTAAAAATACAAAACGGAAAGCAGATCATATAAATCTGGTAGTGCCATTATGAGCCGAAGATTTCTGACCATGAAAGAGAGGTGAGAACTTTGGCTAGTGATGGCACTTTAAAATTTGATACCCTGATAGATTCCAAAGGATTTCAGAAAGGCATAAGCGCTATCGAGGGTATTGCACAAAAGGGGTTGCAGGCAACCTCCGGCATCCTTAAAGGAGCTACGGCTGCTATCGGGGGGCTGGGAACTGCTGCTATCAAAGTAGGTTATGATTTTGAAGCCGGAATGTCAAAAGTTGCAGCCATATCCGGCGCGTCAGGACAGGAACTGGCAGAGCTGACCGAAAAAGCTAAGTACATGGGTTCCATCACGAAATTCTCCGCAACGGAATCCGCAGCGGCTTTTGAGTATATGGCTATGGCCGGGTGGAAAACAGAGGATATGTTGAACGGCATCGAGGGCATTATGAGCCTAGCAGCGGCTTCTGGAGAGGATCTGGCTACTACCTCTGATATCGTAACGGATGCCCTGACCGCATTTGGCATGAAAGCAGATGATGCTGCTCATTTTTCGGATATTCTGGCACAGGCATCTTCTAATGCAAATACCAATGTGGGAATGATGGGAGAGACTTTCAAGTACGTTGCTCCCGTTGCCGGTGCTTTAGGATACACGGCCGAAGATACGGCTATGGCAATCGGCCTCATGGCCAATGCCGGAATTAAGGGCTCACAGGCAGGTACTTCCCTCCGTGCTATGATGAGCAGGCTCGCAAAGCCTACAAAAGAAGTCCAGGACGCAATGGATAGACTGGGAGTATCGCTGACCAATTCGGACGGTTCCATGAAAACGTTGAATGAGGTCATGAAAGACCTTCAGGCGGGATTCAATGGTTTATCGGAGGCAGAGGCGGCAGAGCTGGCATCCTCCCTGGCAGGGCAGGAGGCCATGTCCGGCCTGCTGGCTATCGTAAATGCTTCTGCTGATGATTTCAACAAATTAGAGAATTCAATTTATAATTGTGATGGTGCGGCTGCAAGAATGGCTGAGACCATGAGTGACAACCTGCAAGGGCAGCTCACTATCCTGAAATCCGGACTTGAAGGTCTGGGTATTTCTTTTTATGAGAATATCCAGACGCCATTAAAAGGCATAGCAATAGAAGCCCAGGGAATGGTAGGGCAGCTGCAGGACGCTTTTGATGAAGGCGGTTTGGATGGGCTGGTGAAAGCTTTTGGTGATGTATTGGCACAGATAGCCGAGAGGGTAGCTGGTGCGGCTCCTGATCTGGTGAATACGGCAACCGGGCTTGTAAGTTCATTTTGTGATTCGCTAAAGAGCAGTACGGGAATAGGTGATGCGGCGGCAAGCCTGATAACCTCCCTGATTACGGCTTTTTTCAGTTGTGCCGATGATATTTGGACTACGGCTATTGTATTGGCCGGGAAAATGGCACAGGGAATAGCTGATGGTGCGCCTGAAATGGTACAGTCAGTTGCGGCTTGTGTGACTGATATATTCGAGTGCCTGTCAGAATGGGCGCCGGATTTTGTTGATGCCGGAGTGCAGATCACAGGTTCGGTGGCCCAGGGATTGGCGAGTACGCTTCCTACTATTCTGCAGCATGGTATCGATATAGTCCTGGAATTAGGACGGGGAATAGCCGAAAGCATCCCTATGCTGATCCCCCTTGTGGTCGACTGTCTTTTGAATTTAGTTGACACTTTTATAAATAATCTCGATTCCATAGTTGATGTTGGAATCGAGATCATAATGGCAATAGCTGATGGACTTATAAGGGCATTGCCTGTCTTGATCCAGAAAATTCCGGAAATAATCGTAAAATTATGGGAAGCTTTGAACAGAAATTTAGGGAAAATTCTGGAAGCCGGAGTTGAACTGATCCTGAAATTGATTGAGGGAATAGTTTCGGCAATCCCGGAGCTGATAAAGAATCTCCCCAAAATCCTGGAAGCGATCATTATGACGATCCGGAATTTTGACTTTTTAGAAGCTGGAAAAAGCATCATCCTGTCAATAGTGGAGGGCATAAAATCCTCCGGCAGTTCTCTGGTCGGTTCCGTCACAGGCATAGATTGGGCTTCCATTGCTGCAAAGATAGCAGAAGAGGCTTCCAACGCTTTGAGCAGGGTTAAGGATTCCCTTAAAGAAGCTGTCATGAATCTTGTAACGGCGGTTAGAGAGTTCTTTTCTGAGCTTCCGGGGAAGATATGGGACGGTATCATTGCAGCCGTTGCAAAAGTAGCTGAATGGGGACTCCAGATGCAGGGAGCTGCTTCCAATGCAGCAAGGAACTGCATAGAATCGGTAATCACATGGATATCTGGGCTTCCGGAAAAGATAGCTTACTGGCTGGGTTATGCGATAGGCACGGTTATTAAATGGGGGCTTGACCTCACAAACTGGATAACAACCGAGATACCCAAGATTATTGACAATATAGTTACATTTTTCTCAGAATTGCCCGACAAAATCTGGACATGGCTTGTCGATACTGTGAGCAATGTAGTTTTATGGGGAATAAGTCTGAGGAATACAACGGATGAATGGGTGTCAAATACCGTAAATTCTGTAGTAAATTTCTTTTCAGAATTGCCTGGCAAGCTCTGGACATGGCTGGTTGACACTGTAAACAGAGTCATTCAGTGGGGCACAAATCTGCGTTCCGCCGCATCCACAGCAGCACAGAATGCTGTGAATAAAGTAGTCGAGTGGTTTAAACAGCTTCCGGAAAAAGTATGGACATGGCTTGTCAGCACGGTCACAAAAGTAACGCAGTTTGCTGCCGATCTGAAAGTAAAAGCAGGCGAGGCAGCACAGGGATTTGTAAGTAGACTGGTGGACGGGGTTAAGGGGCTTCCGGATAAATTCAAAGAAATCGGCACCAATATCGTGTCTGGTATCTGGAACGGGATCTCTTCCGGCTGGGACTGGCTTGTTGATAAGGTCAAGAGCCTGGCAGACAGCTTACTCCAAGGGACGGAAGATGCCTTGGGTATCAATTCACCGTCTAAGGTGTTCGCCCGGGAAGTAGGACAGTGGATTCCTCCAGGAATCGGTGTAGGCATGGAAAAAGCCATGCCAGATCTGCAGAAACAGGTTGATGCCGAAATGGAAGAACTGGCTGGCCGGATGCAGACAGCGGTTGCAATCGAAACGGGAGGTATCACAGTACGCACCAGAGCCAGGGCTGAACATGACGCTGATACAGACTATCCAAAAGGCGGCGGAGACACCTACATAGACGAGCACATAGAGATGGAAAATAACTACCATGTGCCAGTGGTAACTCCGAGTGAGACCAGAAGGGCAGGGAGAGAGACAGCAAGAAAATTATTAGGAGGAATACGAGGTGGCTAATTATATAGACCTTACTCTTGAATGTAATGGGATGACTATGCGGTTTGGAAAATCAGGCTCCGGCCAGAAAAGGGAGTTTGGCATCACTAAAATTGAGGGTCTGGAGGCATCAGAACTTGAAGTCAGCACTACGGACAATGCTCTTGTGGATGGCTCAACAGTGGATGGAAAGCGGATAAGAAACCGTCCCATCCATATAGAGGCCACTCTCAAGGATGACAGGAATAATGAAACGAACCGGCAGAGAATCATCAGGTTTTTTAATCCGAAATATTCAGGTAAGTTGACAGTTGATCATAGTGGAACAAAGAGAAATATTGAATATGAACTGGAGGGCTGGAATTTCGTTGCGGCGGGCAATGTATATAATCAGCTCTCTATTGTTGTTGATCTCATGTGCCCGGATCCATTTCTGAAAAACATTGACAATTTCGGACAGAACATGGCCGACATATCCAGGCACATTGCTTTCCCGTGGAGGGTGGTAAAAAAAGGTATGACCGTACCAAAATCATGCAGGGGGATTGCACTTTCCGGACAGATAACCGGGTACAGGACATTGAAAAAGGAAGTACATTTGCCAAATGACGGGGATGTGCCTACCGGATTGCAGATACAGTTTATAGCAGCGAGAGGATCTGTTGTAAATCCAAAGATAACCTTATTGGGTACCGGAAAATTTGTCCGCGTGAAAGTGGAGATGAAGGAAGGGGATATCCTGATGGTCGATACAAACAAACGCCATCAGGTGATCGAACTGAACGGGGTCAATGTATACCAGAAGATTGACAGGCTTTCGGAGCCGTTTGAACTGGCGGTGGGAAGCAATTATCTGGAGTATGACGCAGATGAAAATTATACGAACCTGGACGTAAGGCTTTTTTATACGCCCTTGTATCTGGGGGTGTGACATGAAACTTATTGTATTGGACGCTGATTTTGATACGCTTGGGAGCATCCCTTTATTCCGGACGCTGATCTGGGTCCGGAGGTATGAGAAATTAGGGTGCTTTGAGCTGCATACCTCAAAGGATTATTTTGACCTGCTGAATTCCGGAAAATACCTGTACCGGAATGATGCTGAAGAGCTTGGAGTCATTGACGAAGTGAACTATTCCCAGGACGAAAACGGAGCAAGGGAATCTTATGCAAAGGGCAACTTTGCGGAGATACTCCTGTATGACAGGGTGATCGATAGTACCGTCACGCTGACGGGAAACATAGAATCAGCCATGAGGGCTCTTGTAACGATGATGGCCATTTCTCCGAAGGACAGTAACCGTAAAATAAAGCATTTGCGGTTAGGAAAAGAAAGCGGTATCCCCGGGAGCCTGAATATACAGACCACCGGGGATAATTTGAGTGAGAAGCTGTATGACATTGGAAACACGCAGGAAATCAGCCACAGGGTACGATATGATTATCTGACAAATGACCTTGTTTTTGAGGTATGGAGGGGAAAAGACAGGAGGGACAGCCAGGAGGTAAACAGCTGGGCCGTCTTTTCCAATTCCTTTTACAATATCCGGAACGTGGTCTATAACCGTAACAGCAATTCCTATAAGAATTTTGCTTATGTGGCAGGAGCCGGGGAAGGAGCTGACAGGGTAGTCGTTACGGTAGATCTTCGGCTGTCTGGTGAGGAAAGAAAAGAGCTGTATGTGGACGCGAGAGATCTTCAGAGGGAGGATGGGAATGGGAATATTATTCCTGTCGACATTTATAAAGCGCAGCTTGTCCAGAGAGGCATGGAGAAGCTTGCGGAGTTCCGGAAGGTTGAAATCATAAGCGGCGGGATTGATCCCAATGCAAACCTGGTATATAAAAAGGATTTTGACCTGGGAGATTACTGTACCTATGTAAATACGGAAATCGGAATTTCTGCGGATAAGCGGATCACGGAAATCATGGAGACCTACGAGGAAGGGGCAGCTGGTCTGGAAGTAACCTTTGGGACTGATGAAGTGTCAACGGTCAGGCAGTTGATAAAAAGGGAGGTATGATATATTGTTGCGATATGGTTATTTTGACAGCGAACTTACTGGCTATGATAAAGAGGGAATGCCCATTTTTGACAGGGCAGAATCTTCTGATTTCACGGCTTTGTTTCTGTCCTGCATTATAAGTGACGGAGTGCTCGCACAGCCGGGAGACTGCTTCCAGGTAATCGCCCACGAGGGAATGAACCTGAGGATAAGGCCCGGCTTTAGCATAATAAGGGGAAGATTTGCTGTAGATGAACAGGAAACAGATATTTATATTTCTACGGCACCGCGGGCTTATAAGCGTATTGACAGGGTAATCCTGAGAGCCAACTATCTGGAAAGATTGTGTGAGATAGTAGTGAGGGAAGGAACGCCGGCAGCGAATCCGAAACCGCCGGAACTGATACGACCGACATCTGGCGATTACTACGAACTTTGCCTTGCAAATATATCAGTAAATGCCAATCAGACAGTCATCACGCAGGCGAATATCACGGATACCAGGTATGATTCATCGGTTTGCGGGGTTGTCACGAATATCATAAACCGCCTTGATACTTCTGTCTTTTTTGCGCAGTTAAATCAGTTTTACAGCGAGTTTGTAGAACAATCGAAAGGTTCTTATGATAAGTTTGTCAGTGACATGGGTAAATATCTGAAAGAGCTGACAACCAATGGCAACAGCCAGCTGGCAGAAATCGTAAAAGTGCTGGCAGATTTTGAGTCGTCCTCAGAACAGCAATGGAATGAGTGGTTTGATGGCATCAGGCAGACACTTGAATCCGTGGAAAATGGCGCAATGCTGGAAGAGCTGCTGCGGCTCATCAGGGAACTGTATGAGATCGCTACAGAGCAGGACATTGACCAGATCATAGGCGGTACCTATGTGGATGTAGAAAATGAAGGCAGCATCTTCGAGGCTGCAACGAATCAGGATATTGATGATATCATAGGCGGTACATATGTAGATACGGCAGGAACAGAAGATTCTGTCTATCCGGATATGGCGGGCATAGTAAACAGCGCATTTGAAAATGCGTAAGGATATGGAGGTATAAAAAATATGGCAAACATAACAACAGACTTATTAAGTGATTTCGCGAAAAAATTCGCGGCAAAATGCCTTACCATCTTTGCGAAGAAGGCGGACATTCCCGATACGCTGCCAGCCAATGGCGGAAATGCAGCCACAATAAACGGGCATACAGTAGAATCAAATGTACCCGCTAACGCAAAATTCACGGATACGAAGTATACGCACCCGACAACAGCCGGCAATAAACATATCCCGTCCGGCGGGGCATCCGGACAGATACTGCGCTGGTCTGCCGATGGTACGGCAGTCTGGGGCGCAGACAGCAATACTACATATAAAAATATGACCGGAGCCAGCGCCAGTGCAGCCGGAAAAACCGGCCTGGTCCCGGCACCAGCAGCAGGTAAGCAGAATGCTTTTTTACGTGGTGATGGCACATGGCAGGAGATACAGGATGCTACGACAGAGGATATTGACGCTATCATAGCTGATACATTCAAAGAATAAGAACAGAAAGGATATAATCTATGAAAGTAATAACATCAAATCTTTTAAACCGTTTCTGGAAAAATGGTGTTAAGCCGCTCAGGGATGAAATGGCAGATAAGCTTAACATATCCAAGATCATTAATAACCTGCTGACAACGAAAGCCGGATACGTACTGGACGCACGCCAGGGGAAGGTTCTGCAGGATGAGATTGATGAGATAAATAGCAATTTATCTGAGGTAAGCACGGCCTTATCGGGGATAACAGGCCTGCATAGTACCTTTATGCAGGAAGGTACTGAATTTGACGATTGCAATACCCTTCCGATAGGG